TCGGGATAACACAGACTCATGGTTTCAGATTGAATTTGTCATGGTATTATTTAATGGTGTTAGGACAGGTTTTCAATGGGAACAGGTGAAAAGAGGGGAAGCAGCTACAATCCTGGGGCAGTGCCGGGACTTGCGCTAAAGTTAATAGTATAATTATTATGGCTGAGATATTTAATAATCGGATTTGCGTGTTTGCGAATGAATTAATCATCTTCAATCCCAAAACGCAAGTTGGGAGTGAAGATGGGTTCATTCCTGAAGGAACATACTATTCGATGGTGAGGAACGGGCAACTTATCGTACTCCGTCGTGGTATTCCCGGATGTCCTGCCCTAGTAGATTTTGAAACCATGAGAAAGGACGTAAAGAAAGGGTACATTGTACGTAAAGGTGATCCCCGTGCAGAAATTGCCGCTAAAACACAGAAATCCATACTGGAAGATGCGATTGTCTACAGCAATGCCGCCTACGAGTTTTTCAGTGTGAAATACCGCTATGACGGTGACAAGAAGCTTCCCCCCGCGAAGATTGACGAATATACCCTTAATGTGCGCATCATGAACGCGCTCCTCTCCCTTCGCGATGGTCGTAAAGCCAACTCGATAGGCGGTGGTGGTACGCGCATCAACGTTTGGGAAAAGCTCTGTAAGTTGAGCAATGATCTTCTGACACTGAAAGACCCGAACGGGCGTGATATTTTTCCTCATAACCTGCCGAAGAACTGGAAGGCTTTGAAACGTAAATGCGAGCAATATGAAGCGGCACGACGGATCAGTGAGGAAGAAGGCTATCGCAGTGTCATCCATAAATCGTATGGCAACAAATACGCGGCAGTCGTACTGAACGAGGACGCAAAGGCAGTGATGCATAAATTAATCAGTATGCATAACAATCTGAATAATGTTCAAATCATGGAAGAATACAACAAGGTGGCTTCCCTGATGGATTGGAAACCGATCGATAGTCCTACCACCGTTGAGAACTGGAGACAAAAATTTGCTCTCACAACAATGGCGGGAAACAAGGGAGACAAAGCTCTGAAGAACACACGCATGAAACAGATACACCGCGAAGCCCCGACACAAGCACTTACTTACTGGACGCTGGACGGATGGGATGCGGAACTGTTCTACCAGAAAAAGACTCCCAAAACGGTAAAGAAAAACGGTGAGGAAAAGAGATATATGTACACCACTTATACCAACCGGAAAACGATGGTAGTCGTACTTGACGCATGTGAAAAATATCCGGTAGGGTATGCCATTGGCGACCATGAATCACCCGCTCTTATTCGTGAAGCATTACGAAATGCGGTACAACATACCAAAGAGCTATTTGGGGAACGCTATAAGCCTTTACAGCTACAAAGCGACAATTATCAAAAGAAGGTGATGGTTCCCTTCTATGAAGCCATGACCAAGTACTATACACCAGCCGCTTTGGGAAATGCAAAGTCCAAAATTGTAGAACCCTATTTCAAACGGCTGAACGTGGAATACTGCCAAAAACAGGCGAACTGGTCGGGCTTCGGTATCACTGCCGACAAAGATAACCAGCCTAATTTGGAAGTATTAAACCAGAATCACAAGTTCATCCCGGATGAAGCCACCGTTATTGCGCAATTAGAGGCTATAATAGCGCAGGAACGGGCAAAGAAGATAGATGCTTACCGCGCTGCATGGGAACGTACCGAAGAAGCCCGCAAAATGCCTTTCGGGATTGAGGAATATCTGATGCTCATGGGGGAAACCACCGGACGCACAAACAAGATCACAGGTTCGGGACTGTTTATCGAGTTCATGGGTGAACGAATCTGCTTCGACAGCTTCGACCTTTCCCTCCGCGACCATTACAACGAAGACTGGATAGTACGCTTTGACCCGGACGATATGAGTCAGGTGCTTGTATCGAACGCAAAACGCCTGAAGTCCGGTCGTGTTGACAAAGAGATCGGGACATTGCAATACGTACTGCAACGTGATATCAAAGTTCCGATGGCTTTGGCTGATCAGAAACCGGAACATTTTGAATACCGGGCACGTGTCGACAGGTTCAACACTGAAATGGTGGAAACGGTGAAGGAGAAAGTGAAAGAGGTAGACAGGAGAATCACCACCATTTGCCAACGTATCCCCGAAATAGCTGCAGGAACGGTTCTTGACCGCTACCTGATAACCGACAGCTTGGGACAGCACAAGGATGTCCGGTCGAAAATGAGGGATGACGCCACGGACGCGGATTTCATGGAAGTGACCCAACATATCACCCGGCAAAGTGTAGCAATGGCTTCCACCGGAACGGATGATGAAGATTACGATTACAACCCGCTGGACATGAATTTTTCAAGATGATTTAAAAACAATTTAAAAGATATACAACATGGATAATCAAGCATTAAAAACGTACATAGAGAAGTTAATCAATCGCGGATCATCTGCAACGGAGTTGGCGCGTAAATGTGGAATATCGGATACCGCCATGTCCCAATTCAGAAGCGGCAAGTATGGAGCTAACGAAGACTCTATCGCTGAAAAGATCGCTTCCGGTCTTAATTACTACGAAAACGCCTGGAATGTAGTGGAAAGCGTCACCAGTTACCAGCAGGTACGCACCGCGTTCGTGGCAGCCAAACGGAATCACAAATGGATGTGCATATCTTCCCGATCCGGCAGTGGGAAGACTCAATCCCTCATAGACCTTTATAACATGAGTACTGATAATTCAGTCATATATCTGAAATGCCGGAAGTGGACGGCACGTAAATTCCTGACCAAGTTAGCCACATGCATGGGGGAAACGGTAACGCGCTATATGGATAACGATGACCTTATGGACTTGGTTGTTTCACACATAAACCGCATGGCTGGAAAATCCCCTTTGTTAATCCTTGATGATGCCGGAAAACTGGCGCACAGTGCCCTTTGTACGTTGATACCTCTATATGATGATACTTTACACCGTTTGGGGGCTATCGTAGCCGGAACGGAGACGCTGGAACGCAATATAAAGCGTTATGTCGGTCGTGTAGAAGGATACGACGAAATAGACGGCAGATTTTGCCGGAACTACATCGCATTACTGGGAGCCACAAAGAAGGATGTCAAAGCCATTTGCGCGGCAAACGGGATCAATGATACGGAGGAACAGGAAAACATTTGGGGAAAGTTGAATAAAGAGAAAAAAGAGCCTGTGCCGGGAAAATATGTTTGGTTTACCGATGATTTGCGTGAACTGTCCGGCATGATCGAAGACCGTATAATCAAACAACAAATCGAGCGTGGAGAACTGGCATGAAAGTTTGGAGTCAGAAGAACCTAGAAGACATCCGACATGAATATATTGATTTTGACGGTGAATGGTATCTGGCATTCGGTCGTCCGGAAAAATCCGGTTGCTGGATCATTTACGGAAAGTCGGGACAAGGAAAAAGTTCTTTCGCTCTGCAGCTGGCACGCAAATTTGATGAAATGGGGCTCCGGGTTCTTTATTTAACACTTGAAATGGGCGCGTGCGACGACTTCGTGAATTCCGTTCTTAGTGTCGGCATTCATAGTAAAACGAATAATATAATCTATTCGGATGAAGCCACCATCACAGAACTGGACGAATACCTCTCAAAGCAACGCAGCCCGGACGTGATAATGATAGACTCCATACAATACTTCGAGCAGCAAGGGGGAGCGAAAGCCCCCGAAATAATCCGCCTGCGCAAGAAGTATCCGCGAAAGATATTTGTCTTCATCTCGCATGTGGACGGGCGCGAGGTGGAAGGAAAAACAGCCTATGACGTGAAACGTGACAGCTTTAAAAGAATCTACGTGGAACATTTCAAGGCAACATTTATCGGACGTGGCAAAGGAGGTTCACGCGGATATTACATAGTATGGGCGGAAGGGTATCAAAAATATTGGATTGAAAATATTAAAAGCGATAATGATGGAACAGAAGACGAAGAAACCTATCAGTAAGAGCCTTATCAAACGCCTGCATATCATATACAGCGCACAAGGCATTGATGACGAACAAAAGCGGGCTATCCTGCTAGACCTGACAGACGGACGGACAAATACCACAAAAGAGTTGACATACAGCGAGGCAATGTATCTCTGCGGTTATTTGAACGGTGCGAAAAAAGAAAACCAGGATCTAACCATCACCGAACGGGAAATAAGGAGACGCAGATCGGCTGTCCTGAAGAGAGTGCAGCGGATCGGAATCGACACAACGGACTGGGGAGCGGTGAATGCGTTTTGCCTTGATACCCGGATAGCAGGAAAGAAGTTTCGCGAACTGGACGGGGAAGAACTTCTCCTGTTGATACCGAAGCTGGAGTCAATATTAAAAAAGAAAGAAGATGGCGGATATTAGTGCGGAACAACACCGGATAAACCGGATTAATGAATTACTGGATCGGCTTGACAAGATTCCCGGTGAGCTGGATGCCATACACGAAAAATTGTATGCCGGAAATATGAATCGTAACGAGTTTGCGAAGTTGGTAGACCAAAGGTCATCGCTTTATATCGAAGCGGAAAACAAGGAACGGGAACTGAAAGAAGTATATAAAATCAAATTGTAATTAATCATTTAAAAGTTAATAGTATGGATATTAGTAAATTGTCAAAAGAAGAAAAGGCGGAACTGTTGCGTAAACTGAAAGAGGAAGAAAAAACAGAGTCCATTCAGCGGAAGGAAACCTACGAAGCGTTGAGACATCAGTTCATGTTCGATGTGGAAAGTAAACTCATGCCAGTAGTGAATGATGTTCAGGGCTTTTATGATTGGATTGTGGGTGAAAGCAAGGCTTTCCGTAACGTGATGCGTGAATACGGTCAGCTCCGTATGCGTCAGGGTGAAGAAACCGCCACTTTTTCAGTAGTAGACGGGAACTTCAAACTGGAGGTAAAAAGCAACAAGGTGAAAAGTTTTGATGAACGTGCCGATCTCGCTGCCGAAAGGCTGATTGACTACCTGAAGAATTATATAGCCCATTCGGAAAAAGGAGTCGATGATCCGATGTATCAAATGGCGATGACGCTTCTCGAACGTAACCGTCAGGGGGATTTGGACTATAAGTCTATCAGCAAATTATATGAATTGGAGTCACGTTTTGATGAAGAATATGCCTCTATCATGCAACTGTTTAAAGAAAGTAATGTCGTGTATAAAACTGCAACTAATTACTATTTCCATAAGCGTGACGAGAACGGAGTATGGCGTCGTATTGAACCTTCATTCTGTAGATTATGATTATAGCAGTTGACTTTGACGGAACCATTAGCCGGGGGAGATTCCCGGCTATTGACGGGGAGCAACCATACGCTGGTGAATCGCTCCGGAAATTACATGATGAAGGACATAAAATCATTATTTGGACATGCCGTACTGGTGATCAGTTATTGAATGCCATCAACTGGCTGTTGGAACGCAAAATACCATTCGACCGTGTAAATGACCATGATCCTGAAAATGTCGCTAAATATGGGGAAGGCGGGAAAAAGATATATGCCCATTGCTATATCGATGACAAAAACATCGGAGGTTTTCCCGGATGGCTGGCATGTGTGGAGGAGATTGAACGGATGGAAGAAGCCTATAAAACTATTTTAAAAGAGGATAAAACTAAAGTATGAACAAGAAGAAGGAGATAATACGCACTATCAGAAATTTTAAAAGGATTCTGAAAAGTGGGAATGTGAAAACGATATTGGTCGTTAGTGATTGGGATATATATATAAAAACATACACTATTGAGGAAATTGCTGCCCGTTTCTTACGAATAAAAGGTTATAATGTACAAATTACCATATCGGATAATACGGAGCACCCTTCCTACCAGTTTGGTTATATACGATTCTATCGTTATGCCAGAATCAAGTTTAATTCTAATTAGCAAAAAGATGAATGCAAAAGATCAAAGAAAACTGTGCAAAGCCGGCTATACAATCCTGCGTCGCCATGATTACCCCCAGCCGCATATCACTTTTAAAAGCGATATAAATCCGGATAGTTGGAAAAGGTATGGGGACAATTATCCTTCAAAAGCGGAAAGAGACCGGGCAATGAAACGTTTGCTAACAGATGATAAAATAGTAGAAGATTAAATTGGATATGAAAAAAGATAATAGCTTAGAGGATCTACTGATTCTATATTTAGTATCAGTAATAGGTATATTTACCTCCTTATCGGTTTTGGCTTATTGTGGAGTTTTAAAATAAAGGGATAACAGCCGGGAAAGATCGGCTTTTGATAATATTTAATTTAGAAAGGAATAAGAATATGGCAAAGATTTATGTAGCAAGTAGTTGGAGAAATCAACATCAACCACAAGTAGTTAGTTTCCTTCGCGAGCAGGGACATGAGGTTTACGATTTTAGGCATCCTGCTGGAAAAACTGGATTTCAGTGGTCACAGATTGATGAAGATTGGCGGAATTGGAGTACAGACCAATATAGGGCTGCGCTTGAACATCCCATTGCACAGGCTGGTTTCAAATCTGATTTTGATGCAATGCAATGGGCAGATGTTTGTGTTCTTGTATTGCCTTGTGGACGCTCTGCACATTCGGAGGCAGGATGGATGAAAGGAGCAGGAAAAA